TTTGGCGAGATGATGCCCTGCACCGCTTGGTTCGCCGACGAGTGGAATGGCGCGCCCGTCTCGTGGTCACGCCGCACCATGACGCCCGCCATCCGGGAGGCAAGCGGACGGACGACGATGTTTGATGTGACCGGGTCCATCACCCGGACGCCGCCGGACAGTGGGATGAGGCGATGGCTCTGCATCGTCTCGCGCCAGTCAAGGTCGTTCTCGAACGAGGTCCCTGCGGATTCCACAATCATCATGCCCATCAGCTGATTGCAGACCGGCGTCGCGCTGGCGACCACCGGGTTGGCACCCGCGACGATCTCCGCCGTGTAGGCGGCCTTCGTGCCGGTGCTCTCCCACGTGATGGTGAACGTTGCGCCGGTGCCAGCGCCGGACGTGGTGATCACCTCCTGCGGTTCTGCCGGAGCCTCCTCGGTGCCGACGATGAAGCCGGGCGAGATCACGGTCACCGTCAGCACGCCACCGCCACCCGCTGCGACCGTGGCAACTTCGAGAATAATATCGTTCTCAAGCCGCATCTGCTCGCCGACGCCGTAGCCGATGCCGCCGGTGGCAACCGCCGCCGTATCCGCCTGATGGCCGGGGTCGGGCACCGCGATGGTCGGGGCCGTGTCGTACCATGCACCCGGAAGCTCCAGTTCGATCAGGCCCAGCGTGCCGTTGGTGAGCCCGTAGGCGTGGCCCTGCGCCTGCACGGCGTCCGGCCCGCCGCCGGAGAACGTCACCGGGTAAAGGTGCTCGGCGACGTAGTTCGTGCCGCCCGCCGTGCGCTCAATTGCGCCGACGCCGTTCGCCATCTGGCTGGTGTAGCCCGGTGCAAGCAGGATACGCGGCGTGCAGCCGAGCTTGGACGGGCTCTTGAGAAACGACCACAGGCCGGTGCCCGCGACGCTGTCGCCAGCAATCTTGGAGATGGTCTGCTGGAGCTTGACAGCCGGGTCCACGTCGGTCCCCTCCGCCGTGCGAACGACAACAATGCGCGCGGCGAATTGCGTCTCGCCAAGCTGGTCGTTGATGCCTCGCACGGCGTCGGAGAGATAGCCGCTCTCGCCCAGCTTCGTGGTCTTCTTGCTGTCGTTCGAGTTGAGGACGACCGGCGTGTCCAGCGGAAACGTGGCGACATCCGCCAGCGGGGCCGGACCGATCAGGCCGATGGTTGAAAGGTCTGCGGCCAGTACCGGACGCGCGCCTTCATCAACCTTGCGAATGCTAATTCCGAATACCGGGTCAGCCATTGGTCACTTCTCCTTGTTGAAGATGAGATTTCAGATTGTGTGCGCAGGCGACGCGATTTCGAGTTGCTTCGCCGTCATGGCGTGGAGGCGCACCGCCAACAGCAGCTCCGGTTCTGCGCCAACCGCCGGTGCTGAAAAGATGCGAATTTCACGAACGTAGTCGCCGATGTTCTGGTCCTGCACGATTGGCGTGACGGTCACAGACCCGACCGGATTGCACTCCAAGCGCATGCCCATCACGGCCAGCGCCGTGACCGGCGTCACCTGATGCGCGACGGGAATCGGCGTTGATTGCCGTCCCTCAAAGAATGCAGTGTCTGCCATAAAGCGCTCCTATGCGTAGCCGACTGTCCACCAGTCAGTGGTGCAGAACTGAAGATAGCGATAGCGAAACCCGCCACCGTAATTGAACGAACCGGTCATTACCGAGCCGTTAATGGGCTCGACAAGGTGTCCAATCATGCTGTGATCGTAGTCGCCAGCATGCGTCATGCGCGAATTCCAAACCTTGCTGGCGATAATTCCATCTTTGCTGTTGGCCGCGCTCCATGCGTGGCTGCTTGCGGTGTTGTTGACGTAGTCGTGAATCCATCCGTACTGCGGCGTCCACACGTGCCCGGCGTTGGTGGCGTACATCACCCAGCCGCGAGCGTTGCTCAGGAAGCCAATCAGGTCGGCATTGTGGTGGATGTACATCGACCCCCAGTCGTTGTCCCACAGGTCGATGTCGTTTGAACCAGCGCCGTTGAGCCGCAAGCCAGTGGCGGTGATCCCGGCATTGACGGTCATCGCGCCGTGGCTGGTCAGACCCCACACTGTTGCGCCATAGCCCTGCGTAGAGAGCGAATAGCAGTTGAAGTGCCCGGCCGAGAGTGCACCAGCGCCGACCGACAGTCCGCCGCCGACGAAGTTGTGGTTTGTGCCATCCCAAAAGTGATACGCGTTGCGTGCGGCGTTCATGTAAATGACGCCGGTGTTTGTCGCACCGCTGCGATACGTCATGAGATCGCCGTTGGCGTGGTCAACGTTGCCGTTGTTGGTGTTGAGAGTGCCGTTGACACTGAGGGCGTTGGTGGTCATCGCGCCTGTTGCGCGCGAGATGACGAGCCCATAGCCGAGATACGTGGCGTTGTCCGCGAAGCGTTGCAGCACGAAATCCGAGCCAGCGTTGCCGCCAGACTCCGCGCCGTTGTCGCCAATGAGCAGATTCCATCTGGTCGCGCCACCCGCCGCCTGACTCTGAATGGTCCGGTACTGCCCGGCACCTGTTGCTCGCATAATCAAATGCGGGTTCGTCGTGTTGATGGTCAGGTTGCCGGTCATGGTGCCGCCGTAGCCGAGCGCGGCGTCCACATACTGCTTCGTTGCTGCGTGGAGAGGGTTGATCGGATTCGCATGCAGCGTCAGGTAACCGGTCATGTCGCCGCCGGTTCGCTGTAACGCCACGCCGACGTACTCAATCATGCGCGCGCGTGACCAAGCGGTGGTCGGAATGGTCGTGTCGTTTGAGCCAGCAGCCGGGTTCACGCCGTGCTGAAGTGCAATAAACGGCACCGTGCCGTCGCGCCGGATAAAGGCCTGTGCGTCGAGGCCAGCAGCCTCCAGCGCCGCCGCCGCTGCAAGAACGTCATCGCGCGCCTGCCTCACTTCGACAGTGTCGGCCTCGACCTGCGCGTGCATCGGCGCAATGGCGTCGTGATAGGTCTTCGTTGAGTCCGCCATGCCCGGCGTCGATGACACCATCCAGTCGGAATGCGGCCCCGGGTTGCCGTGCACGGCGGTGATGTTGACGGCCAGCGCGCCAGTGACGTTGTCGTAGGACAGCACGCGCGCGATTGCGTAGTCCTCCACGACGCTGGAGTGCTCAATGATGACATAGGGTGACGGCGTGAACGAGGAGCGCTGCGGCCCCTCGTTGATGACCATCGTCTTCAGGCCAATCGCGAGGGTCATCGACTGCGAGGATGGGCCGAGCAGGAAGCCCAGCGTCGTGACCTCAACAAGGTCCTCGGTCGCCGGGATCAGGATTTCGTTGATGCGCTTCAGTGCAACGGCACGAACATCCTCAATCGTGCCCTCAACCGTCTCCTGCGCTCCCTCAATCGACTGAAAGCGGCCTTCCAGAGAAGGCAGCAACCGCTTCATGTACGGAAGCAGCTGCGTGCCCGGCTTCAGTTCGAATTCTTCGTCCAGCCGCTTCAGTGCCATTTACCTTGCTCCGCTTGGCGCAACGTCGGGGTCGGCCGGAATGTCACCAAGCTCGACGGCGTCGATGATTGACGCGCTCACCTCAGTGCAGGCGTCGCCCCGCATCTGATAGCTCTTGCCCGGCGACAGCGTGCGCCCGGCAAACACCGCAGGCAGGCCGAGCACGACCTTGTAGACCTTGAGCGGGTCGTATGACGCCGGAACGTTCCGGCCCTCGCGAACGTCCGGCGGGGAATCCTTCGACGGGGACGACGGGCCACCGATTACGATGCGGCGGTCGTCAACGAATTCCCCGGGTCGAATTTCGCGCCGCGAGCCTTTGCCGTCCCTGCCTCCGCCCTCATACGTCGGCACAGCTCGCGCTGGCGTAAGCCGGGCGCGAGCTGCGTCAACGCGCGATTGCGCCATCGGCATGTTGACGTTCTGGTTTGGATGCTTGTCAGTGGACATGTTGTTCTCCCGGTTAAATTGAAACACCGATGTCGATGCGCTCACTGACAAGGAAGCAGGCCAGCACGTTGTCGGTAGTGCCTTCCGACCTGATCTTGTAGGCGCTGATCGTAGCGCCACCGAGCGCCGCCAGATTCCACGTGCAGCGCCGAATCAGCGTCGTCGGGTTATCAGGATCGACTTCATCTTCGATAAGCGAAGGTGTGCGCACCGAAGTGTAGCCCGCGCCAGTAAGGAGACGTGGCGTAAAGGTGTGGTACGGCGTGTCGCGCCACGACTCCAGCCGGAAGTCGCAGTACACCGTATTGACAGGCGCAGGCATCGTTCGCGCCGTGGAGATGTGCCGGAAATCAGAGCGCGGTCGCGATGTCAGCGAACGCGAATTGGAGGCGACACCAAGCCCGGGCATTTCATCTGTCGTGCCGATCAGTGTGACGCGGAACGGCAGCAGCGGCGGCAGTGCAACAAGCGGATTTCCGCCGTGATAGTATTGCAGCTCCTTCCACACGCCGCTCACCTGAACTTCAAACATGATTGTCGTGCCCGGCGGACGGGTGGAGTCGAAATTGAGGTCGATGGCCGCGATGCCGTCGTTCAGTTCGAGGCCAAGCAGCTGCACGGTGCAGCGGTTGGTGTTGAACTTCGCGAAGTTCATCCGGAAGGCCATATCCTTCTGCAAATCGCCAGCCGCCCACGCGCCGTCGCTGGACGAGAACAGCGAGCCCTGCATGAACTTGTTGTTGTGGACGAGCGAGACGAAGTGGTTGCCCGGCGTTTGCAGCACGACAGCGTAGCGCTTGCCTTTCGCAAGATAGGTCGGCAGGAATTCCGCCCGGGTATGATTCGGGTAAACCCGCAACAGGCCCACAGCAACCGTTGTGCGCGCGATGGCCTTCTTGAAGTCAGGAGCGCCAGCGTCGTTGCACTCGCAGATCAGAACATGAACGTCACCTGTCGTCGCAACGCGCGTGAAGAACAGATCGACGGATGTCAACCAGCCGCCCTGCGAGTTGAGGAGCGTCTGCGAAATGACCGACCCGGAAAGGCCTTCGATGGTCACCACCTGCCGCCAGTAGTAGCTGTCCACGATCTCATCGACCCAGAACTGCACAAGCCGCAACACGGTGTGGCTCGGGTTATCCATCACGTCGAGAATCTGGAACGTTTCGTCGCCGCGCGTGAGGATGTTGCGGATCGGATCATAAATCAGGTCGGTGTTCGGCGTGACGCCTGACGTGCCGCCGAACGTCGGCGGACCGACGTTGTAGTCCTGACCTGATGGAGAGAACCACCAGTAGCCGTTGGAGCAGACCAACATCGGCGTACCCCAGCGAATG